AAATTTGTTTAAACGAAAGGAAAAACTAAATGGTATTAGAACCACAAAAAGGTAAAGATCGGATTTTGATGTTCCGTAAAAAAGGCGACAAAACTGCTGCGGCTAAACTTGCTTTGCAAACAGAACACAAATGGGAATATGAACGCAAAACAGACAGCACAAAGACAAAAGATGGTGCTATTTCTGCTGCTGGTGGATTGGAAGTTACACTCTCAATCGAAGCGGTTGCGTCTCGTGATGAATTGAATAACATGCTTAAAAACTCTGTAATCGAAGGTTATGAGTTGGAAGTATGGGACATCGACCTTAAAGGCGAAAAACAAGGTGCTAAATACCCAGCATTGTATGCTATCGGTAAATTGAGCAAGTGGGAAGTTCCTGCGAACGTGGAAGATCTCATCACTTTGTCAACTGAAATGGCAATTGATGGTAAACCAGTAGCAGGATATGCAACACTCACTGCTGAACAAGAAGCAGAAGTGCTTTACGCATTTACTGACACAACTGCTATCGGGTAAGCATTAATTGATACGAGGGCGAAAGCCCTCTTTTATTTTTACTAAAAAACACAAAGAAAAGGAAAAATCATAATGAAAACATTGACAATTAATGAACGTGAACACGAATTATCTTTTGGTATCGCATTCATCCGTGAACTTGATAAGAAGTTCTGCTCTAACGTGAATGGAATGAATTTCGGAGCTGGTGTCCGTTCTGCGGTTGTGTATCTCTTGGATGGAAACCCTGTAATCTTGGTTGACATCATTCAGGCCGCAACAATTACAAATCGGAGCAAACTTTCTGAAAAGGATATTGAGAAATGGCTTGAAGAACAAGACGATCTCGATGTTGTCTTCGATGATTTTTTAACATGTTTCAAGACCTCAAAACTGACCAAGAAGACAACGATGGCGATCGTGGAAGCGGTGGAACAAGCCTAAAGAAATCCACGGTCGGACTCACT